GTACGCCGACGCGAAGGCCGACAGCCCAGCGAAGGCCGTCAGCAGGCAGACCGCCAGCAGGAGGTTATTTCCTCCGCTTGGGGCCGGGCTTGGCTTTTGCTTTCGCATGGGAAGGCTTCGTGACTGCGGCGACTTCCTTTTCGCCGCGGGCTTTGACGTACTTCAGCAGGTAGTCCAGGCACTCGGGGGCGGCGTAGCCTGCCGCACCGACGACGCCCATCCGCAGGCCCGGGCTTTGGATGTGCTCCTGGATGGCGTAGCCGACGATGGCGGCGGTGATCGCGGCGGCCATGACGCGGCGCACGACCCAGCCGATGGAGACGGGTTCGGTCGAGAGCAGCAGGCGGGCCGTCATCGCGAGTCCGCCCAGGATAGCGGCGACGAGACCGTCCTTGGCCTCCTTCGGGATGTCCTCGGGATTGAAGGGGGCGGCGCTCACGAGATGCGGGGAGGCTTGGCGTTGGGGTTGAGGAGGACGCGGCGGTAGTCCTGCGCCCAGAGCATCTTCGCGAGGTCTTTGCCGGCCTTGTCCACTTGCGACTCGCTGAGGAAAGGGAAGGTCAGGTGAATCTGCTCGTGGCAGAGGACTTCGAGCTGACGCTTGGCCCCGAGGCGTGGGTCGACTTCGATGAGGTCTTCGCCGATGGTGGCCTGACCCCATGCACGCTCGCGGCCTAGCTTGCGCCAGACGACCTTGACTTGCTTAGGCTTGCGGCGGGACATCGTCGGCGGGGGAGGGCTTGGCGTTGACCGAGTCGCGGACCTTGTCCCATAGCCACCAGAGGCCGAGGCCCGAGGCGATGGCAGCCGTGCCGATGGCGACCCATAGGAAATACGGGCTGTCGATGATGAACGGGACGGAACCGCAGAACGCTCCGCAGAGGAGCAGGGGCACGCCGATGCGGGGTCCGAGGAAGGCGGTCGTCAGGGCGCCGATCACGGCGAGGCCGGCACCCGTCAGCGTCCAGACGTTGTTCGAGGCTTCCTGCTTAACGCGGGCGACCTCGGCGGTCAGGTCTTCGATGCGCTTGTCCTTCAGCTGCGAGACTCGCTTGGCCTCAGCTTGGTCGGCTTCGAGCTTCTCCCAGGCACGGTTGACGGCGGTGGCGAGTTTGCGTCCGAACTCCATCTGCTTGGCGTAGTCGATGGGGTCGGCCTTGGTCGCCCGGGCCATGGCGAAGGCGACGTCCGCCTCGGGCGGGGCGGGCAGATAGGACTGGGCTAGGCGGGACTCGGCGACGACGACCTTGGGTTTGTCGGCGTTGCGCTCGATGGCGACGAGGGACGCGGCGACGCGGTGGTCCGTCTTGTCGAGGTCTTTGCCTAGGGTCTGGACGACGGAAGGAGTCGTCGGGGCGTCCGGCTGTTTAGGCAGGGGCTCCTCCTGCTTGCGGAATACGCTGCACCCGGTCAGGGCCGCGAGGGCGATGACCAGGAGCAGGCGCACGGCTTACTTGCCCTTGAGGGCGGCGAGGAGGTCTTTCCCCTTCTGCTCGGCGGACTCCAGCTTGGAGCGGTGCTTCCGCGAGATCAGGAGGCCGGCGACCAGACCGACGGCGAGGGCGAGGAGATGGGTAATCATTTGCGTTCGATGAGTCCGGCCGCGGCGATGGCGGCCTTGAGGGCTTCTTCGTTGTCGGCCACGATGACAGGGATTGAGGTCACAATGGTTCCCTTGTAATTGAAGGTTCCGTAATGCGAGATAATCTTTGTAATCGGGTCGTAAAAGACGCCGACCTTTCCGGCCTCGACAGGGATATGGAGTTTAGAAGGAGAGGACATTGACGTAATTCATGGTGTTGTTGTCGTAGACGGAGGAGACGTTGGCGGAGTACCATGCGCCGCTATACCAAATGGCATTGGAAGAAGAGGGCGGGCTCATGCCTGTAGGTGCGGTACTCATGGTGGTGCTGTCTCCAAAAGTAATGGTTCCGCCTGATCCGATAACTAAGCCGCTCGTGGTAATGGCGTGATTATTAACGCCAACACCACTCAGAGAAATAGAGCTGTTTAAACCTAAGAAAAATGTGTTGAATCCGTCAAAGTAAGTAATCGGGCTGGAAACGCCTCCACCATTGAAGGAATAAGCCGCGGTCGTCTGGGTCGTGCCGTCGCCGAACATGATGCCGTTAGTATCCACTTTGAGCGCGGCGGTCGCATCGGCGGCGATGCCAATGCCGACCTTGCCAGTGAACTGAGCACCTGACAAGTTGGCTTTCGTACCAAGGGCCGTGTTCAGGTCGCTCTGAGAACTAAGGGTTCCTGTGATGCTTCCCCAAGTGGCTCCGCCGCCGCCGCCTGCAACCACCCATGCGCCATTGTTGCGTCCGTAGGTCGAGCCGTCTGAGGGAGCGTCGTTGACCGTAGAAATCGTTCCGAGGCCGAGGTTCGTGCGAGCCGTCGAGGTGCTGGCAAGGCCGGAGAGGTTGTCCGCCTTGGCGAGATAGTTCGACATCCCGGACTGAGTCTGATAGGTCGAAGCGGCCGAAGAGGTCGTCAGATAAGACGACATCCCGCTGATGGTCTGATAGGTCGAAGCCGCGGTCGCCGATGTGAGGTAAGGCGAAAGGGCGGAAGCCGTGATGAAGCCCGAAGGATTGCTCGCGTCGTACTTGAGACCAAGCGCCGTGTTCAGGTCGGTCTGGGCGCTCAGGGTGCCGGTGATGGCTCCCCAGGCTACGCCAGAAGAGTCGGTGCCGTTGACCCAAAGGCCGGTCGACGAATTGTATTTCAAGACTTGGCCGTTGGTCGGGGTCGTGATCTGGACGTCGTGCAGCTCGTTGAGCTCGAATCCGTTCTGGACCGATACGAGGATGACGCCGAGGGTCGGATGCGAGCGGACTACGATACCCACATAGACGAGATGCTGGGGGGCGGAAGGCTTGGTCGTCGTCCACGCACCAGCGGTCGTCGGGGAGAGGTAGAGTTGAGCGCCTTCGGTCAGGGCAGATGTGTCGAGCGCTTCGACCTTGCCACGCACGATGACATAGCCTTGGCCGTTGTTAGCGATGGCTGCCTTGACGAAGCCCATGGTCTGGGCGGAGTTCGCGTCGTTGTTAGCCTGAGCGAGCGTGACGGTAGGAAGGTTTCCGGTGGCGCCGTTGATGTAGACGATGGCTCCGGCCGCGAGGGTCGAGCCGGTCTGGTTACGGACAAGGACTTCGAGGTTCTTGGCGACGGCGGTGCCAGAGGCGAGCTCCTGCTGGACGAAGGCGGTCGTCGCCAAGGTCGTGTCATTGTCGCCGAGAGCCGCGGTTACGCCCTGCGGGTTCCCGGTGAAGACAGGGGAGAGCAGCGGAGCCTTGAGGCCGAGGGCCGTGTTCAGGTCAGTCTGAGCAGACAAGGTGCCTGTGATGGCTCCCCAAGAAGCCCCAGGTCCAGCGGGGCCAGCGGGGCCTTGAGGGCCTGTCTGGCCGGCGGGGCCTTGCGGTCCGGGCGTCCCGATTTCGAGGGTCAGGGTCGCCGGAGCGATTCCAGTCAGCGTGACTTCAAGGGTGGACATATTAGGAAGGGGTCACTTCGCCGATCACGTCGATACGCATGGTCGTCGAGTAGAAGACGGTTCCGCCATACTCGAAGCGCAAGTCCCACTTGGCAAGGCCGGTGGCCCACGTCGATGAGTCGCCAGAATAGACTGCCGTGAAGGACATCCCGCCAGGAGCGATGGTGACGGTCAGGTCGTACTGATTGAACTGGCTGTCGATGATGCAGGACGTGATGGTCGTCCCAGTAAGGTTCGCCGGGGCACCAGCCGAGGGCGTATAGGTGCAGGAAGCGGCAAATGAAGTCCCGCGCTTGAAGGTGACGGTGTTACAGCTCATCGGGTCTTAAACTTGCCCCGATTGGAAGGGGGGGTCAGGTGACCGCGGTAAGCTTGCCGACGGAGGTAATCAGGCCGACGGTCAGGGCGATGGGCTGGCCGCCTGGACCAGGCGGGGCGAGCTGAGCGCTTGACGCGATCGTAATGGGAGTTCCAGTCGTGGTCACAGTCTCCCCGACCATCTGGCTCATGTCTTGGTCATCCATGTAGAAAAGAGCGAAGACCAGCTGCGTCGTGTAAGGCGGAACCGACGGGTCTGGGTAATCGTTAATCCACATAAAGTGGTAAACCTGCGGCGTGTAACTTGCGCCGTCGTAAATGCCAGTCGCTCTGCCGAAGGGGTAGAAGAACATCGACCCATCCTCGGCGGTCCACCAGTAGGAGTACCCATTGCCAGAAGGCTCCAGCGGGTACTCGCGGTTCATAGAGTCCGACGACCTGATCGGGATAGCGGATCCGTATCCGACAGGCTCAAGGTGGTCTGCCCACGTCCTGACCTTGAGCGCAGCCATCAGGTGCGGGCGTAGAAGTAGCGGGCCGTGTTCGTCCCGAGCTTGATGCGGTTCGCCCAGAGGGAGCCAGTGACGTACTGGTTCACCGAGATGCTTGGGCCTGCGGCCTCGGTGGCTACCGCCAGCAGGATATAGCCGTAGGTGTCGGTGTCGGCCAGAGGAACGTCCGAGTTGATGATACGCGGATACTCGTTGGACGTATCGTCGAGGCTTGGGAAGTCTCCTGTGCTGGCGTCCTTGCCAGCCCTCAGGTAGATGTAGCACTGATGCGTCGTCGCGTTGAACGGCGTCATCACGGACACAGGCCAGTCAGGAGCGCCAGCGGTGGTGCGGTCTAGTTTCACCCACACGCTGTCCTCTTCGATCTGCGGGACGATATTGTTGATGATGCCAGGGACGACCTGATAAAGCCACGCGCTGCCGCCTGAGCCATAGGAGACGTTGATGACCTTGAAGGGGTGCTCAGACGGAGGGACGCCATCCCGGTCAGGGAACGGATCAGAGACGTCCAGGGTAAAACCCTTTGAGGACGAGTCGAAGTTATAGCCGACTCCGGGTTGGATTTTCATCAGGCTGGAGCGTAGACCGAGGCGTTGTAGCCCTCGCGGTTGTAGCGCAACTCGTACTGAACTTTGTAGAGAAGGCCGTAGTCCTCGAATGAGACTTGGGATAGAAGAAGCTGATTCTTTCCGCTGTTAGTGAACGTAGTCCCCATGTAGGCGGGGACGAGCTGCTGAGATGCGAACGACCCCGTCCCGGAGGTCTTGCCGACAGTGTTACGCATATTGTTAACGAATGTCGTGCTGGAGGTGTAGATGACCCCTGACAGAGAGCATTGAGCCGCCAGATAATTGGACTTACCATAGAAGTCCTTGAACTCGGGTTTCTTGAAGCCGAGGAACTTTCGACCCGTCGCCAATTCGAAGGTGGCACCGTTGTTGCCTGCGTATTCTGTCGGGCTCGTCCCGGCGACGGCAGGATAAGCAGGGGTGGCAAGTGAACCAGTGCCTACGCCAGCGATGGGAGAGCCGGTGAATCCAAGCGCCGTGGCCGTCTCGAAGAAGTTAGGGTGGGTCGTGATGCTCTCGGAGGTCAGACCCTGCGAGCCGGTGATCTGCGGGTCGGTGCGGGTTCCGCTGTTATAGCCAGGGCCGATACCGACGTAGTCCACGCTGACCGTGGCGATGCCTAGGGCGTCGAATGACATCGTCGCCTTATGCGCCTTGAGGTAGGAGAAGCCGGAGGCCGGGAAGGACTGGCCGCGGTTCGCGAAATCGAACGTGCCGCCGTGGTCCACCTTGAAGACGCCGACGGCGGTGGTCAGGCCGTAGCCGTCCGTCTGAATCTTGTATCCTGGCTGGAGCATCCCAGTCAGGAGCGAGTCGCCTTGTTCTACGATAGCCATAAGTTATTTGGAGTCCTTGGTGAAGTCGGCCGGCATGAAGGGGTTGCGGTCGACGAGGTTCTGGAGGAGCGAGGTCTGCTTCTGGGCTTCCTCGAGCTGAAGGTTCATGGCCTCGAGCACCGGGTTCGGTCCGACGCCGATGACGTTGGAGAAGCCTTCGGGGCCTTTGAATCCACTCTGAGCCTTTGCCGCCTTGTCGGCTGCTTGCTTGGCTTCAAACTCCTTGGCGGCATTGACAATGATGGCGTCGATGGCCGCCTGGACGTCTTTGTTTCCAGCAAGCGATCGCGCCGCACCCTCATCGCCGCTTGAGAAAATACCTGCAATCAAGGCCTTCAGGTTTGCGCTTAGTCCGGCAGACTCAAGGACGCCGCGCGAGCGAGGGTCATTCATCAGGAAGTAGGCATACTCTTCCTGCGTTGCTTTCGGAGCCATGCCGCGCTCAGCCCTTTCCTTGTCAGTGGCTACACGTAGGTTGGCCAGATACTTAGCCTGAGCCGTAAGATAGGGAGATTCTCCGGCGGCGGCGAAGTCCCTCAAGTCCTTGATGTCCTGCTTCGACTTCTCGATGCTATTTGAGATCATGTCGATCGCCTTGTTCAGCAAGACGAGCGGGGCAATGAAAGACAGGGCGATGTCCTTGAAGGCCGTGCTGAACTTCTTTTGCACGTCCTCGACCTGCTTTCCGAAGGATACGGTCGCCTTCTTAGCCTTGTCCATCGCGTCCGGCACGTCGGACGTCGTCTTCATCCTTAGTCCTAGTTCTTGGTCAGCCATGGTCGGTTTCCTTTGCAGGATTGGAAGCAGCTGCGGCGGCCTTCTCCTTGGCCTCTTCCTCGGCCATGAAGGCTTCCTCCTCGGGCGACATGATCGCGACGTCGGCACCCTTGCGGATGGCCAAGGCTGAGTTGTACCAGATGGCCTGGCACTCAGGCATCTCCCAAGCGCGCTTCTCTGGGATGCCGTTGGCGATCAGGTTAGCCACGATGGACAGTGGCCAAGGCACGCCCTTGTCGCCGCCCCCTGACTTCTTGGTCTGCTCCCAGAACTTCGGCCAGTCGTGCAGAAGGATGTAGCCTGAAAATGCCTCAAGCAGCCGCTCAAACTTGGAAGGGTTACGGTTCAGATGCAAGATACGCAGTTGGTCCATCCATCCAATAGGTCCGCCTAGTTCCTCCTCGGCGCATACTTGGCAGGCGAATAGCAGGTCGGCAGGAGTCACGCCGCGAGAGCCTGTAACCAGCGGAGAGTCAAAGGCCATCAGGCGGACGCGATACTTCAGGCACCAAGGGAAAAGCGAACGACCCAGCATCCGCATGGGAGCCGGGTCGACGTAGGCATTAAGGAAGCGTCTGTCCACTCCCTCGATGCTATCCCCTTTGCGGGGAAGTCAATTAGGCAGGCGTGATGCCTTCGTAGTCAATCGCCGTGATGGTGACGGCGGTGAAGCCCTTGTTGGAGCCCTTGTCGTCAATCTTGGTGATGGTGCCAGAGAAGGAGGCAGAGGCCGAGCCGCTTGGGTAGGCCGACGCGGTGTTGACCGTGAAGCTGATGGCGGCGCCGAGGACAGGCATCGATGTCGTCTTGGCGATGCCTTCGATGGTGATCTCGCTCTTGCGGTCGTCCAGGCGGTGGGTCTTGGTCAGGCCCGTCTCGTCGACCACGGTGGCCTCCGCGTTGAAGGAGGACGATAGGCTGTAGCTCTGCACGAAGAGATTAGCCACAGTTCCTGCCACACCATAGAGGCACGTGGTGCCGTTTGAGATAGCTGCCATTTGATTATGCGGGCTTTGGAATGATTACGCCGGAGGCAGGACAACCAGCACGTCAAAGGAGAAAGCCGTCGCCCAGGAGCGTTCGTCGATGCCCTCGTCCTCCGACCCAATCGTGACGTCATAGCAGGTCGCATCACCGCTGGCCACGAAGGCCGCCTTGATGCTGGCGAGGTCACGCATATTGCCGGACAGGGCCGCGCAGCGGGCGCGATGGTCGGCCAAGGTCGTGTCGTCGGCGTTGGAGAAAAGGGTGATGCGGACGGAACAGGAATAGTTGCCCTCGCCTTCGGGTAGGTCGGACGGGTTGCGGGCCGACTCGCAGAGGACGATGGCCTTCGGGAGCACCTGCGTCACGGCGCCGTCCCCAGTCAGGAACTGCACGGTCGTCAGGTCCGTCTGGGTCGATAGGTAGGTCGCGAGCGTAGACTCGACGATGTGGCGGATGGATTT